AGCTTGATGCAAAACGCGACAATTGACAAAGTTCAAATTGCTTTGACCCCGCCGCCTTTGAAAAATCAATGGCAATGGTGGTTATCGGTGTCACCTTACGGTCAACAATTGTTTGCATTATTGCAAGCCAACAGCGTTGGTGGTCGGTATATTGGGTTGAACGGCACGGGATTGGCTGGGTTTGGTTTCGTACCCGGCTACAATTTTAATGGAAATTAGGCGCGCACGCACAGACGCGGGCAAAAACCTTGATGTTGCTTTGAAGGATTTACATGGATACGAAGGAAAAGTGGGTTGGTTTAAAGATTCTAGATATCCTGAAGACCAAGGGGGCGATTTTGTGGCAGCGATTGCGGCTCAAAACGAATACGGAAACCCATCAAAAAATATACCACCACGACCCTTCATGCGGCCCACAATCATTGAAAAACAGAGTGCTTGGCTTGCGATTACTGCAAAGCTTGCGGCGCAAGTACTAGAGGGCAAGCGATCGGCGCGTGATGCGATGGAAGTGATTGCAATACAGGCTGAAAACGATGTTGCGCGAAAAATAAAATCCATTCAATCGCCACCGCTGGCAGCTCGAACAATTCAGGCACGCTTGGCACGATATAAAAATCAAAAGAAAGTCGGGTTATTAACGAAGCCGTTAATTGATACTGGCTTGATGATTGCTACGTTAACGCATGAAGTGAGTAAAACATAATGCCAACAATCCCTGGTATGAATTTATTATCCATGGCCTTGACTGTTATTCAGCGGCAGACCCTGCAATATTTCCAGTTTGATGGTCGTTCCCTAAGCGTGATCGGACAAGACGTTACCGCATATAAAACCGTGATTGATTTAGTCGGAAGCTGGCAGCCTGTACCGCGCAACCTTTACATGTCGCTAGGGTTGGACTTACAAAAAGACTACTTTACGTTTTACACCTCCAATAATTTATTAGATATTACACGCGATGTTTCTGGCGATCAGGTTGCATTTATGGGTAAGCGTTATCAAGTTCAATCAGCTAACGACTGGTATCAAATGGACGGATGGAAAGGCATACTATGCGTCAATTTAGGGGTTAGTAATGGCTAATCAAACCGATAATTCACTGATACAAATATTCTTACCCATTATTAATGCCGAGCTGGTTGTTGACGGTTTTACGGGTGTTTCTGTTAAGCAATCAAATCAGCCCACTATGCAGGGCATTAACACCAACCCAACCGTTTATTTTTTTAAAGTAGCAAGCAAGCGTTATGGATATTTGGGTCGGCTTGATGTTTGGGATCCAATTTCATCAACGATGGTTCACTCAGAGAGCCAGTTTTATGAATCAACATGGCAAATGTCGGCGTTAGTTTTACAGTATCCAGCAACGCCCAACGCATACACAGCAGCGGATTTAGTCACGGAAGTTTCAAGCATAATGCAAAGCGACAAGACTAGGGATATACTAAATGAATCAGGAATTGGAATTCTCAGAATCAGAGAATTAACCAACCCATATTTTGCAGATGATAGAGATAATTTTGAAGCGTCTCCAACGTTTGATTTTACGTTAGTATATGAAAATATCAGGCTGGGAGTTAATCCAATTATCTCAGAATTTAACAGCACTATAGTTGGAGTTTAAAATAAAATGACGATCTCAATCACCAGATATGTGGATATCACGTCCGGAATTGGCGCGGGAAGTGTAGCAACAACGCGAAAACTGGTTGGCAGGTTGTTCACGACCAATCCATTGTTAGCAGTCGATGAAACTAAAGCGTTTGATAACCTTGCAGCCGTTGGCGCATTCTTTTTGACGAGTTCAGACGAATACAAACGCGCCGCTTTTTATTTTGGTTGGGTCAATAAGAGCTTCAATCAGCCTCAGCAAATTCAGTTTGCACGTTTTGCACCTGATGCGCCAGACAGTCAAACGGTTACCGCTTGCCTAACAAACTCAGCCAGTTTATCGAATGATTTTGGTTCGTTTTTGTTTATGCAAACGCTTACAAACGATGAAGTAGTTGAAGCGGCTACATGGAATCAAACTGAAAACGTGCAATACTTGTACACCGTTGGCGTTTTAGCGGCTAACAGTGCGACACTTGCTGGATTATTGACTTCAATCGGTGGCGTGGCGTTGACATTGGCTCCTTTGGGCACACAGTATCCAGAGCAAGCACCAATGATGATTGCAGCGGCTACAGATTACGATCAGGTCAATTCAGTTCAGAATTATATGTTCCAACAATTTACGTTAACACCGAGCGTTACAACCGACGCAAACGCCACGATTTACGATGATTTAGCGATTAATTATTACGGGCAAACTCAAACAGCGGGCACATTGATTTCATTTTATCAACGCGGTTTGTTGCAGGGTTCAGGTGTTGTAACTAATATTACTGACATGACACCCTACGTTAACGAGATGTGGTTTAAAGATGCCGCGTCAACCGTGTTGATTAATCTTCTAGTACAATCAACGCAGGTTCCGGCTAACGCTCAGGGTCGCGGGATGGTGCTTTCAGTGTTGCAGGGTGCGGTGGATGCAGCGTTAAATAACGGCACGATCAGCGTTAACAAAATATTGTCAAATGCACAAAAATCGTTTATTACGAATATTGCGAATGACAATAACGCTTGGTATCAAGTTCAAAACTCAGGCTATTGGATGGACGCGAAAATTTCGGAAATACCTGCAATATTGCCTGTTCAGTATCAAGCTGAATATACAATTTTATACGGCAAAGATGATGTGATCCGAAAAGTTGTTGGCCGACAAATACTAATTTAAGGGGCTATAAATGCAAAATATTTCAGGTTTTGGCTTAATAATTAATGTTGTGGCGTCTCGAACATTTCCGATTGGCTTCGTTGTAAACCAGTTTGCCGATGATTCAGATCCACTTGATGTTCCATCCGTTCAAGTGGGCGATTCAGCTATGGGATTGAATGGTGATCTGATTACGTGGTCAAAAGCCAACCCAATTAAAGTCAGCTTATCGGTAATACCGAACACGTTAAGCGACATCAATCTTGCAATCCTACTTAACTCCAATCGAGTTGGGCGCGGCAAGATTGGGGCAAATGACATTATCACGATGAACTTGATTTACCCATCCGGTAACTTCGTGAATTTGTCACAAGGTATAATCACTGACGGCTTACCAGTTAGCTCAGTTGCAAGTGCGGGGCGTATTAAATCGAAGACCTACGCATTTTCATTCGAGCAAATGATCGGAGGCGGTTAATATGTTGTTAGAGCCTAAAGAAATAAATGTGGACGGTAAAACGTTCATCATTTCAAAGTTTCCAGCCTTGGCAGGGTATGAGATTGCCACGCAACTAACGTGGACGGCAGTACCCAAATTAGGGGTATTTTCAGAGCATAGAGCAATGTTAATTAAAATGTTGGGCTATGTTGCCGTTCCGATGGAAGGCGCGTCACAGCCCTTGCAATTGACGACAGAGGCATTGATTGATAATCAGTGCGGAAGCTGGGAAACGATGGCAAAAGTTGGCTATTCGATATACGAGTACAATGTAAGTTTTTTGGAAAACGGAAGCCTGACGGGCTTCCTGGACGGGGTGATCGAGAAACTACCGGACTTCATTTCGCAAATATTAACGAAATGGCAGGGGCAATCATTGCCAGCGGTAAAGCAAGCCTCCAAGAATTAAAGGCGGTTTACACCCTTGAAGACATGTTTATATTGTTCGAGGTGATAGCCATTACAGCCTACAATGAACATTTAGCGGTTGAAAACGCTAAGAAACAAAGGAGGTAAATGTGGCTATTATTGATACATTTATAATGCTATTTCGTGCAGACACCTCAAACGTTAAAAAGGGCGTTGATGAATCCGAAAAGGATTTAAAACGACTTGAAGCAGAGGCCAAAAAAGCTGATGCGGAAGTGTCCAAGATCGGTAAAAGCTTTCTATCTGCAACAAGTTCGCTGGCTGGTTTAGTGGCGGGCTTTGTTGGTGCTCACGCGGTTATATCCGGTTTTAGAGAATCCCTATCGTACACAACAGACTTAAGTAATGCTTCCCGTGAACTTCATGTGAATGTTTCCGCACTTGATGCGTGGGGGCAGGCCGTTAAGCGCGTTGGCGGGACTTCAGAGGGTTTTAGACAATCACTCAAAGGATTATCAGAACACATTGGCGCGTCACCGGAGCGGGCTTTGCAGGTGCTTCCAAGGCTTGCGGATGCCATGTCAAAGATGGGTAATTTTCAGGCGCAGCGTTTCGGTAAAATGTGGGGGTTAGATCAGTCGACAATTTTGCTTTTGCAACAGGGTCGGCGCGAAGTTGAGGACATGATTAAGCAGCAAGAACGGCTGGGCGTTGTCACTGAAAAAGATGTTATCGC